CCAATTTACTATTTAACCACCGCCACATTTATTTTATTGGGTAACCCTTTAAATAACATTCTAATGTTCATTCTATTGGTTACTCCTGTTGATGCCCCTATTTCTTCTGTTACAACTAAACCGCCATGTTCAACTTTAAATGGTTTTACATTACCCCCACTTTCAACATAACTGTAAAGATTTTCAAATATTAAATATGTTGCAAGTTGTTTAGCCATTATGCCATAAGCTGATGTTTTAGGATAACCATAAGTAAAGGTTAAATCAACTGTCCCAATACCCAATGGAAAATGATGAACTTCACTATCACTTGTTAAAATTATACTACTATAATTAATTACTATTGTAGTTGTAGTTATAGATGTCCCATCAATTGATAAAGAACTAACACTTTGAATTGGTGCATATTGTGGTAAATAAAGTTCATTATAATAATTTGCAAAAAAGCTATAATTTGAATATTTATCATTACACCTTACATTTTTAATATTAGTGTCAATGCTAACAGTTTCGGTTACTTCTTTAAAAATAAAACCACCTGTTTGTGCTGTTATTAATGTGTCTGCATTATCAAACCAACTATTTATTATATTTGAATAAGGCACATTAAAAGTTTCACAAACATCTTTTGGGCTACTGTAATTGTCATAACTTAAATAAACTGCTCCTGTTTTAACATCTGCTGGAAAGGTTCTGCTTATTTCATTTATTTTTGTAGTATCATAAGTCCCAGAATTATTCAAAATGGTTGCAGTAATCCCAGTTATTTTTTCTAATTCTGTTTTTAATTTAGTTACGGTATCAATAGCCCCATCACCAGTAAAAGCAATATCTGTTGTATTACAAGTTAAAATATTATTTTCAATATAAAGTGGTATTGTAGTTGCTACACCTGAATAAGTTATTTTCATTATATCCATTTAATTACCTCATCTTATCATAAAATGTTGTTATTAACCAAGTTATAAAAGCAATAATTGGTGTTACAACCATTAAACCACCCTGTAAGGTATCTTGTTTGCTTTTAATATTATTTTGTGTTTGGGTAATAATTTCTAAAATCTCATTAAATTTTTTCTCATTTTCTGCCATTCTATTTTCTAACTTGGTTATTCTTCTATCACATAAATCCCTAACTTTTTTATCTGCTTTATCATCTGAATTATAATAAGCTTGAAGAACTGCAAAAGACTGTTCCAAGTGTGAAATCTTTTCTGGCACATCTTTAAGATTATTTAAATGATTATTAGTTTCTTTTAGTGCAAACACTAACTTATTAACTGTTTCCTCACTTAATTCAGTAATCTGCAATTCCCCCTTTTTATCTTGTTAATACAATTAAATTACTTGTTGATGCATTGTAATCTAAAACATCAAAGTTTCTTATACCCAACTTGTTTAAACTGAACATAACATTTGCATAATTGTTGCTCATATAACCGTAAGTTCCAAATTGAACTGTATAATCTGCCCCAATTGTTAAAAAGCCATTCTGGTCTGTATAAGTTGTTAAAGATTTATCATTTAAATAAGTCCAACCATCTGTTGTTGTGAACATATTGTTTGCCAACCCTGCGTCTACTTTTGAAACATTCCCATTCACATAAGTTATAAATTTCCCAAGTGTATTATAAGTTGCATTTGATGTATCTATTGCATAAGTTAAAGTTGCATTAACATCTAATGTATCACCTGCTGAACTGTTCAAATTAATCTGGGTAAATTCTGGGATACCAGTTGCCAATAAGGCATCTTTAACTTTGGTATCAACTTTAACTGCTGTAATACCTGTTAAGGTATTTATTTTAGCAATTACCTCACCTACTGTATTATAACTTGCGGTATTTGTATCCATTGCTGTTTGTGTTCCATTGCAATCAATGATTAATGTAGTTCCTGAAAATGTTACATTGGCATCTTGTGTTGGTATTAATTGAAAAATTGTTGGTGCATTAACTATTGTTATCGTTCCACTTGAAACCGTAACATTAGCATCATCAGTTACTTTTAATCTTATGGCTTCAATACCCAATACTGCATTAAATGTTGTTAGTGTTAAAAGTAAAGCTAACAATAAAATTAAACTTTTTTTCATTTTACTCACTTCCCATAAGCTACCCAAGTTCCAGATGTATTTGCTGTTGTAACAATAGTTGCAGTTCCTGTCATACCAATACTTGCTGTTGGTTTTGTTTCATTAATTGAACCTGCCCCACCAACTACAACTGCTGATGCAATTGGTGTTATATCAATATGATATAAATAACTTAATCCTGTTGCTATATCCCCACCTGTTGAGCCACCTGCCCCAACAAATGTCCCAAATACAACTCTAACATCACCCATAACCGTTTGTTTAGTTATGGCAACTGTAAATGTTCCAGTCATTTAATTATTCCCCCTTATCTACTCTAATTTTTTCAACCTTTGGTTTTTCAACCTTTGGTTTTTCATACCTAACTTCATTTAAAGGCTGGTCATTTATCACAGCAAAAGCAAGTGGGTGCTTTTTGAAATATTCAATATCCATATCTTTAATGTCAACTGTTTCATTTCCCACAAAAGTATAAAGGTTTAAAGATGGGTTTGCTTTGGCAGTAAAAATACCTCTACTTCCAATATATTTAACTTTTGTCATTTTATCACCTTAAAATAAAAAAAAATAAAAGATTTATAATAAATCTCTTATTTTGCCGTGACACTTGAATTTAGTTGCAAACAACTGTGCTGATGTATAATAAGACGCCTTTCTAGCAAAATGGTCTAACTCAATATAGTTATCCGAACTCCATAATGTAGTCGGTTTTGCAATGGCTATTCCTATATGGTCTAAATCCAATATGTAAATTCTGCTTGCTGTATCTTTGGCAATGTTGTTGCTTCTGATAATGGGTATTCCGTCAAAAGTTGCACATCTAAATCCTGTTTCCCTTCCAACAACCCTAACACCGTTAAAGCTGGTTTCCAAGTTCACATAATCAATATATCTTTGCTGTGTTTCGTAAAGTGATGCAATATCTGATGCTGTATCATAACCTGTTATGATTACCTTATTCTGTGGTCTATCCCAATAAGGTTCAATTTCTGTTATTGTATCCCTTAAAAGTTTTATAGTTAATGCCCTATCAGTTCCAGAATTGTGGTTAACATAAGCATCTGCATAAGTTGCTCCACTATCCCTATCTAAACCCTGAAAAGTGTTATCATTTGCTGTTAATGATAAACCAGAAGCTTCTGAATTACTTGAACAAACCCTATCAATACTTTCAATATTATTTCCTGCAAGTGTGTCTACATCTGTGCATAAGTTAACATTAATAAGTTTTTTATGTTCCTGCCCCATATAATCAACAATCTGTGCCCACTTAACAGTATCGTCTTTTGTTTCAATGTTTAATGACCTTAAACTCATTTCAAAAGCTGTTGCCATTTCTGCTGGTGATATATCTATTTGGGCAAGTGTTGGTTTTGTGGTATCGGGTATAGCTGAATTTTCTGCTACTCCACCGCCACTTGAATTTGCTTCTGCTGTTAAAAATCTAAACCCAGATTTTTCCCAATCAACTTTTGGCAATACACCAAATACATTTGATTCTGTACTCATCTGATAAAACAATTTAGCCCCATAAATGTTGTTTCTAAATCCAGTTGTTGCCTGTAAAATAGGTGCATCATCTTTTAATAGATTTTCCATTTCTGGATTATCTAATGCATAAGTTTCATTTACCAACTGTGAAATGGGTTTCATTTTATAAGTTGGTGTCCCATAAAAGTCAGTCATTTAATATTCCCCCTTAATCTTATTTAATTTTGAAAGTTTATCCCAAATAACTTCTTCACTTGATTTTGCAATTATAGGTTCTTCCTTTACCTTTGCCAATGGAATTTTCTTTTCTTCCTCAACAACTGGTGTTTCTGATTTTTTAAGTTTTTCAAAAACCAATGTTGCAATTTCTTCTGCTTCTTCTTTTGTAAGTCTAACCTTATAACCTTCTGGTGTTTTAACAACCTCTGGTTCTACTTTGGGTTCAACTTTTTTAATTTCTGCCTTTTTAAGTTCTGGCTCAACTTTGGGTTCTCTGGCTTTTTCCCATTCCCCCATTTTAGTTTTTATTTCTTTAATTTCTTTTTCCAAAATATCCCATTTTGGAGTTTCAATAACTGGTTCCACTTTTGCTTCTATTTTGGCAATAGTTTCCCCTTCCTTAATATCTTCCTTCAATAAAATCCCCCCATTATTTATAGGTTTAAAAAAAGCTAATGGATTTGCACCCTTTTCTGTTATTGTTACTGCATCTAATGTTAAGTCATCAACACTTGTATAACAATTTTTTTTATCACAAATATAAGATGTATTTATTTTATGCCCACTTATAGAAAACATATTATAAATGCCTTCTTGTATTTTCTGGATTAAAGATTTATTAAAATCATTGTCGTTGAAAATATTAGCAACAATGAACAGATATTTTTTTAAGGGTTCTAAATTTACATTCATTGATTTAAAAAAACTAATATCATATTCATTTGGGTAATCCACTTTGGTTCTTAAAAGAGTATCTTTATTAATAACAAATTCTGGTAAAATTTTTCCAACTATTGTATCCCTATGTTTATAACTTACTGTTTGTCTTGTTAATAGCTGGGGTAATCTTTTTTCTAACGCTTCCATCTTAACAATTTCATTTTGGGTATCTAAAATTTCCGCACTTCCGATACCATAAATAACAAGTTCCCCTTTATCAGTTTCCCCAGCCTTTTGGATAAGACTATTAAAGAAAACATCTTGGGTATTTTTAATATACTCTACTTCCCCCATAAGTAACAATAAATTTAAAAACTATTTAAAATTAACTATAAATTAATTAAAAAATATATAAAAAACAGTAATTATTTAATCTTCGTTTACCTTTGTTGCCCAGTTTTCTGGGTGTGTAAAGGTTTCAATATCACCAAATTTATCTGCTATGTAAAAACCATAATGTTCCATTATATCCTCATCTTGTGGCATTTCAAACTCCCAACCACAATCTGCACAAAATGGCTTTATAACATAATATCCAAATTCAATAATATAAATTTTTTGGTTTAAAGCCCTTACAAAATCCCCAGAATAAAGTGGATTTCCAAAACGGTCTTTTAATCCTGTATTTTTTCTTTTCATCTACCTCACCCTATTTTTTTTAATAAAAAAATAAAATTAATTTTAATCACCTGTATAGTAAAACCCTATTGCCCAACTTGTTTCATATTCTATTGCTATTGGGTATTTGTGTTCCCTGAAATAAGTTGTTAACTTGTCTACAATATTGTAAGGGTTGTCCATTGTAAAGTGCTCATACCCTGCTCCGTCAAAGGTAACAGTTAATAAACAGTTAGAGTTTCTGGGTTTATCTGCCAACCCACTTAAAGTTCCTGTCCAACCTTTGCTTATGTCGTCGTTATATTCGTGTTCTATAATCTTGTTACTAAAAATAAGGGTGTCTGCAAATTCGTCACCCCAACCGTTTTTTTTGTTCATTGGGTTGAACTGCTTTCTGATTTTGCTCATTTCCTGCCTTAAAACCTTCTTACAAATTTTTTTACAAGTTGTTTTATCCATCTACATCACCATATTATAATAGGGGTGTTATATATATAAAGTTAACGGTTGGTAATTAGTTTATCATCAACCATTCTTTTAATTCTTTCCAATAAAACAGGCAGATTTTTCATAACACTTACTTTCATAAATGCTTTTCTGGTCATTGGTCGTGTCATCTTTACTCCATAACCTTCTGGTTCTGATGGTTCATTATACTTGGCGTATAAAACTTTGGCATTTCCTGCTGTTATCTCTTGCCCATCTTCTATATCTGTTTGCATAATACTTTGAGATAAATTCCCAGTTTTCCCTTTTGGTGATAACTCAACTGCACTATCAACAACATCTTTTCCAAAATCCTTAAACAGTAATCTTAATTCTTTTTTAATATCTTCCTTTTTTGCAAAATAAAGGTCTTTGGAAATTTCTATCTTTATTTCTATCATTTGTATTTCCCACTAATTGCCTTTTTTTGTTCCTTTAATATTTTTAATGCCTTTTTATAATCGTTAGTATAAGAATTATCAATTTCCCATATCAAATATTTATCTTTTTTAAAATAATCATTTAATTCAAATAATACTTCTTCTTTTCTTATAGGTTTTTTATGATTAAATAAACCCCAAGTTATAATTTCTTCGTTTCTAATACCTAAATTACATTTATGGGCATTTTTACAATACATACAAATTGGTGCATTTAATTGTTGCATATTACCACCATTCCAAATTTCTTATGTAAATTTCATATTTTAATCTTTCTTGTTTTATTTTTTCTGTTTCTTCAAAAATGGCAACTTTTTTATCTTCCCTATCCAATCTATAAAACTTTAAATCTTTTTCAATTTTTTGGTATAAATATTTCATTATATCTTTTTGTTCTTGTGTCCATTTAGTTTCTATAACTGCCTTACAATAACTATCCCCTTGTTCCGCTCCTTCCCATACAGAAAACATTTCTGCCCAAGCTTCCAGATATGTAACTTCATCTAATTTACCACCATAATTTTTTTCCCTTGAATAAATTGAAATATTACCCCAATAATTTCTATCGCTTAAATCTTCTGGTGTTTTATCTACTGCTGAAATAAGTGAACCTAATAAGCTATCCCTATAATTTTCTATTTCCTGTTCTTTAATTTTTATTTGCTCTTCAAATTCTTTAAATTCTTCTAAATCTTGGTAATAATTAATTAAATCTGTGTGCCTTAAAAAGTTAGCTAAATTATCTGTTTCTATTTTTGTAAGGCTATCTAATAATTCATCATAAGTTAAAAGTTTATCCTCAAAAAATCTATCAATTCTATAAATTTGCATATTCATATTAGCTTCTTCAACACTTAAAATAATATCCTTAAAAGATTTTTCACCTTCCCAAGATTTTATTTTAGATTTTAAAAACTCATATTTTTGTTTTTCCAACAACTCTAATTCTTTTGATATAAGTAATTGGTCTTTGTGAACATTATAATTTAAAATATATTCCATTTGATTTTTATAATAAAAATCAAATGCGTGGGCTATTTCGTGGTATATAGTTCCTGCGAAAGTTGGATTACTGTGAAATGGTAATAAATTAGTTTTACCTTCTAACCAATCAATATTATGTTGCATATTTTTTTCATAATATACTTTCATTGGAAAAAACTCTATAGAACCGTCACCGTTATTATACCCACCTAAATTTTTTATATCCCCATTTGCTTTAAATTCAATATTAAACCTAATAATTCTAGCTGGTAGTTCCCCATATTTTTCTTCCAACATTTTTAAATTAATTAATAAATCCCTTTGAGTTTCTAAAAAGTTTTTTTCTATCCACTTCACATATTCTTCTTTTAAAACAGTATTCTCTAATATAACTTTCCAATCAACCCCTTTTATGTCTTCTGCATACCATTTTAAAAACTGAAAAGTATTTTCTAATATAGAAATATCATAACTTAAATCAACTGGTGTTTTTAAATGGGTATCTGCCCACCTTTGCAACTGTTCTTCATTCATCTTACTTAAATCTGCATCATACGCTAACAAATCAACTTCTGGTTTTAACTTCTTGTCTGGTTCATAACTGTATTGACTGAAATATTTTCCCTGTTCCAACTCATATTGATAGTGGCACATACAGTTGGGGTGAAAAGGAATATCTGGGTTATTAAGTAAAGTATTTTCATAAGGTTGGTCAATGGGTATT